CGCATCAGAGGCGGATGCCGCCGCGCATGGGGGGCGGAGAGATGTTGGCGGCCTTGGTCTTGCCGATGTTTCGGCGGAACTGGCCAGCGGAGCGGGACTTGTTGACAGCTTGACGGCGCATGGATCTCTCCTTGGGGGTTGGTGTCACCTAGCACAGTTACATCAAGTATAGCAACTGTGCGCGGGCCTTGGAAGGCCCTGAAGTGGAAGTCATCCGCCGGCGGGGGGTTGACTTGGGACAGCCGGAACATCCGGCTTATCAGCGGGTAGCAGGCCAAGGTCCTGGGCCTGCTGACGGTTGGCGGGATCGCCAAGGAATTCGACCAGCAGCTGCGGGTCGTTGTTGAAGGTGGCGCGGAGCTTGGCAGGCATGGCCATGAAAGAGGCCTCAGCCTGGCGGACCGCCTCAAGGGCGGATTGGAAGTCGGTGACATGGGTGAAGTCGCCGTATTGGGGAGCTTTGAAGCTCTCCGGCAGCGAGGCGCCCCGGCCGAACTGGATCATGATGTTGTTGATCTCGGACTCATCGCGGAATTGCTGCTGCGTGAGTGTCGGCTCTGGGCAGGCCAGGCCGGTGGACTCAGAGACCTGGTCCATTGAGTAGTTGTAGGGAGAACGAAAGAAGACGACACGGTCAAGGGGGATCTCAAGGATCTCCCCAGTGTCGGGATCTGTAAGGGGGAGAGAAGCAGAGAGAGAGGAAGATTTAGCCATGATCGCTCCACAGGTTACGCTAAGGAATGGAAATCAGCGGCGAGTGACGCCGCGTATTACATCGAGGATGGGTTTGAGTTGTTTGCCAATCCTGCCGGAATTGTCAAGGGTTTCAGCAGCATCAATGTCGAGATTGAGCAGGCGAGATTCGAGCAGGGTTTTGCCCTCTTCGGCGAGTATCTTCGCCGTCAGGGCTTGGATTTGAGAATAGGTGAGTTTGAGGTTAGAGGTTTCCTCCTTGACCTTCTTCTCGGTGGCCTCGTAAAGGTCGGAGAGAGACATTTGGGTCTCGCCCTGCCGGGCTTTGAGAAAGGTGTCTTGGTAGATGTTGCGGACCTCCTCGCGAATCTTGGTAATCGACTCGTCGATCTGTTTGCCCTGCTGACCTTTGAGGGAAGCATCAGCGGCAGAGGTAGCGGTTTGCTGGACAGTAAGGGGGATTTCAACCCCCTTCTTCTCGGTGTCCTTGCGGATGTTGTCAGCTTGGGCCCGGTTGACATCGGCCTGACTTTGAACGAGAGCGAGCTGAGCCGCAGACTGGGCGACACCGTGGGCCGGGTTCTGGGCCACGGCCATTGCACCGCCTGGCGTGGACGCACCGCCTTGGGAATAGGCCAGCATCGGGTTAAGGCCCGCCGCTTTCATGTCCTGCACGGCCCGTTGGTAGCTGGAGTTACTCATGCGCTCCTGGAAGGCCATCTGAGCGGCAGAGTTTGCAGAGTTGGCGGAGTTCACGTCCTGGCCAGAACGATACGAAAGAAGAGCACCACCAATGCCGAGAAGATCACCAGTGTCGAGACCAGTGCCAAGAAAACCACCCCCACCGAGGAGACCGCCCCCCCCGCCGCCGAAAAGATTGCCAAACATACCGCCTCCAGTATTGACGGGATCGAAGTTGTGAAGACCGCGAGCCGAGTTTGTAGCCTCGAAAGCATCGTTGAAAGTACCCCCACGTGCAAGGGTATCGCCGAACGCGCCAAAGCCGAACATGTCAGAAGTGGTCGATCAGACCAGGCACCGAATACAGCGGCATCGGACGGGCGGCACGGATCTTGAAGAGCGAATCGAAAATGAACTGCTGCCCGTTAGCAGCAGCACCAACCGCCAGGACGCGAGACATGGGGGGGGTGTCTTCGATGAACGTGGAATTGAGAGTGGGCAGCACAGTGAAACGCTGGGCGAGATGCCAAGGGTCAATGGTGCCAGCAGAGGTGGAACGGAAAAGCCCGGTGATCATGCTGGGTTGGTAACGGTATTCAGCCCACCGCTCCTGGTAGCCGAACACGTTGGCGTCAGTAGCGCCGCCGGTCGCGTAGATCTCGCGGTTGAGAACGGTTTGCTCACCGAGCATCGCGAAGGCCGGGAAGTAGAAGTCATAGCGGGTCAGCCTGGACCACATCTTGCGAAGACCCTGCTGGTAGGTCAGATCCGCGCGGATGGCCACGAAACCGAAAATCATGCCATGTTCAGTGAACGACGAGCTGAAGCCGGAGCGGGAAGAGACAGCAGTACCGACAGCGGACAGGGTAGCAAGGGGGGCAGAGCCACCAGTGACGCCGGTCGCGGAGGTCTGGGCAATCGGCGCGATCGTGACAGGAACAGAGCCGCCGCCAAGGTACTCGGGACGCTGCAGGCGGGCGTCGGGTGACACAACGCCGAAGTGAGCCCGGATGATCTCGGTATAGCGAGTGCCGCCGCGCGCATCGCGCTCGAGAAGCTTCTGGATCTGAAAGCTTTGGCGGAGCTGATTGATGGTGGCAGCAGTCGCAGCGGACAGATCCGCATAGAGGCCGGTGGTGGCAGTCCCCGCGGCTCCCCAGTTGGCGCCACCGATCGCGGTGCCGGTTGAATTGATGAGGGGCGCGGAGCCGGTGGCCACGCCGAATTGCATGGTCGTCATTGCGCCGGCAACGCCGCGCATCTGCATGGAAGTGCCATCGGATTTCACAGGTGCCGAAAGGCCGAGTGGAAGAGTAACCGCAGTATTCCCCTTCTGTGGCCACGGCAAGGCGGAAGTGAAGTAGTCGTGGCGTTTTCCACGACGACGAAGCGCATAGTTAGCCAGGACGTCCGGCCCATCATCGCGCTGCACAACGAGAGAGTTCTGGAGGTTTTCATCACGAAACCAATCATTCCAAATCAGGTTGATCGCACGGAGGAACAGCGCGTTGACGGAGACAGTGAGGCCAGCAGTGACCTGGCCGACAGTGGGAAGGCCGAGATAGTCGAAGATCGAACCAACGGCAAAGCCGCCAGCCGGGCTCACGAGCTGCGGGATCGAGAACGAGATCGAGTCCCCGGGGTTGTCCTGCTCGCCCATGAACTTCTCCCAGTTGTTCCACACCAGGCGGTTGGGCACGAAGAAGAAGAACGAGTCGAGATAGAGGTTGTCCATCAGCGGGAAAAGCGGGGTGCTCATCCGAGCGAACGCGGTCATGTTCAAGTTGAAGGTGTCGCCTGGCAGAACCTCGGTCACATACACGGGAATGAGCAGGCCAGCGTCGAAGGTGGTCTTGTGCGCGGTCTCGATGTTGAACTGCGATCGGGGGATCTCCGCCCGAGGGACCATTGCGAATTGGTGGGTATCCACCGACTTATTGCGGAACATCATGGCGGAGATCTCCTAGTTAAGCCTTGGGCTTGATCACGTCCTTAGCACGGGCCAGCAGGACAGGGTTGGGAAGGGCAGTGAGGGAGCCGGTCTCCTCCTCGAAGAAGCCAATGTGGTGCAGCTCGAAGTCGTCAGGGTGAGCGTTCATCGGGTTCTGAGGGTCGGCGCGGTTAGTCTCGTCCTCAAAGGAACGAAGGGCCATGCCAGCGGCAGGCACAAAAAAGGGGCGGTTGAACGCCCCAGCTGCGGAATCACGAACAGCGACAGCTATCAGTGTGGTCACGGGATACTCCTAGTCAATACGCCGGGAAAAGAGGGCGACGCCAGCCTTAGCAACGGTCTCACGGACTGCGAGGCGTTCTGGGGTCTGGTCGTCAGCATGAACGCGCCCGGCTAAACCGCGTTCAAATTTAATTGCTTCCAAGGCCTCGGGGTCGACCTGGTCAAGCGCTTTGTCGTAGTAGCGCGGGGGGCGGGATTTCTTGCCCCGGACGACGACGTAGTCGTGCGGGTAGACATCGTCGCGGTATTTGTCGACCCAGCCTTTGCCGACGCCGGGCTTGAGCGACATGCGGGTGAACTCTGGAAGTCGCCGAACAATTTCTCCTGTTTCGGGATCCGTCTTTGAGTAGTGGGCATCAGCGTTATCCCCAGTGACTTTCTTCATGATGTAGCGGGCCACGTAGGCCGCGCTCTCGAAGGTAACGTTACCGATGAGGGAATGGCCATGCGGCCAAAGTTTCTCAAGGGTCGGCGATCGGTAAAGCTTTTCGCCGGACGGTGAAGTACTCCAATACACGCGGTCCTTGAAGTCGACGCCAAACAGCAGGGCGTGATAGTGCGGCCGATCGCGCATATCGCCGTACTCGCCGCACATGTAAAAACGGACGGGAGCAGGGTGGAAGTGTTTCCGTACGCGCTTCATGAACAGCTGAAAAACGCGGTACTCAAGGCTTCCGGTCTTTGGTAGCTCGGAGTCAGAGTAAGTGAGAGTGAGAAAGCAGTTGTCGAGGTGCAATGAGGCCTCATGCACACAGCGAACCGCCCACTGGCGGGAGCGTTCAAGGCGGCACCCGACGCACTGGCCGCACGGAAGAAGCAGCGAGGACACGACATCGAAGCGCCGCAACTCCGAGAAGACCACATCGCCAGTTGCCGTGCGAAACGCCTGCAACGGGTGATAGCAGGCCACGCATCAGAGGCGGATGCCGCCGCGCATGGGGGGCGGAGAGATGTTGGCGGCCTTGGTCTTGCCGATGTTTCGGCGGAACTGGCCAGCGG